AGCCTACGGAACGGACTATGCAATATTTTAAGTCTTTGAAGGATTCGGCCTTCTCTTTGGCTTTAGACTCTGGAACGTATGTGACTCCATCTATTACAATGGAATCGGGAGTAACTTTTGACATAAATAAAGTGTTTAAAAGGTTAATTGATTAATCATTTCTTCCATTAGAGTTTGGCCTTGATTGCCTTGATTTTCGCCTCTGCAATCTTGAAGCCCTCGAGGAGTTTAGCCTGTTTCTCCGTGTCTGGTAAAATATCAAACACAAGCAAGCTCTTCTCAAAATTAGGGTTATAGGCTAGATATCTCCATAACTTCCGACCAGTAATTAGGAGATTCATTTGGATTTGCCATAAGTATTTACTCTCGATCTCATCAGCTCCATTCAAGATCATTTTGAAGTGAACCACATCATTGTGACATTTGACTTCAATACCTGCATCTTCGCCTTCCAGTCCATCAGGGGAGCACCCGATCAAGTCGCTATGTTCCACGAACCCTACTTGCTCAATCACCACGTTATTCTCTAACTCATAAATTGCTCTAGCAGATGGCTCAAGCTCCGTGCCCCTATCCATGTCTTTGTTTTTATAGAACTCAACTTCTCCGCTGGAATACTCGCCGGCTAGAACTTCCATGATGTAAGTATCAAGCCCTTTGCCACAGTTGCCAATTTCTTGAGCGTGTGAGGCTGTGAGCTTGCCTTTGCGGATAGCGTGCCACTCAGGTGTGCCTTGGATTATGTCCTTATGGATTTTCATTTTGTGGGTGCGTTAGCGAGTAAAGTATTACGTTTTGCAGCTATGTATACGTCAAAGTCCTTCCCACGGCCTCTATTCTTCGCATAATACGCCCTTAGAGCCTCGATGTTGTCGATTTCGTCTATTTCCCCCTTCCATTTTAAATCAAGCGTCAGAGGGTTGTTTAAATCGTTATTTTCATTATCCATTTCCTCAATGCCCGAATAAATGTCGTCAAAGTGGACTTTGCAGGCTTTCTTTATGACTGTTTTAAGTGCCATCTCCTTAAACCATTGCTTCCATAGAAAATCATCCCTAGAAACTGCACGGTGCTTTGCTATGTCTTCCTTACTTAGAAGCGTCAGAAACTCACCACGTTTATTCTTGATTACACAATATCCACCGATCACGCCTTTTTCGTCCTGTGCGAATGGGTTCCGGATAACGTGCTCATACTTTACTTCGCCGCTGTCCTTATTGACCATAAACTCATCACCGTCGTACACAAGGCTGACGTCTACTTGGCTTTCAGGATATGCGATGAGCATCTTGTTTTTGTATGCAATGTAATCATAGCTGATACCTGTGCTTTGGAGGGTAATATGCTTGCCATCGAAAACCAGTCCTTCTTTCGCAACACGATTGAAAAGATCGGCAAGTTGTTGTGGCGTTTTGTAGTCCATCCAAGGATTGCGCCTTGTGCCGTCTTTCTTTTTGGCGTTTTGCTGATCGATGCAGTGAGCTGCAAACTTCTCCGCATCTTCCTTTTGAGCTTCGGGAAGAAGGTCGGTGATTAGTTTGGCCGTAAGTTGAGCCATGATGTACTTGGTTAAAGTAACTTCATCATACATGGGGACTAGACCTAATGCAAGGGGAAATTTCAAGTTGGTCAGGGGTCTAGGACTCGAACCTAGAAATGGTGGGTATTCCCGGATATTTCCCACCGCCTCCCCAGAAACTCACTAGCTTCCTAATGGGCTTTTGGAGGTGCGGTTACCAATTACGCCAACCCCTGATATTTATTAAGAGAACCTAGCGAATACTTCCGCCTCCTGATTATAGGGATAAGTTCCACTCGTAACGTAGTATCCTCTGAGCTTCTTAAGTGGGAGTGTTCTAAGTTTCCCAGCACAGATAGTTTTAGACCCTTCTGGAGCTGAGTCTGCTGAATCTAGGATGACTGAGAAAGCTTTATCTTTACCATAAGCCCTGTTAGTGACTTCAAGAGTGCCATCCTTTAGCATGTCTTTGATTTTATCGGTCTTAGCGAAACGTAGTTCGGTGAAGGTTGTTTTCATTTAGATTTGTTAGATTACAGTTTTTGGGTCAAAGTTCTTAGCTGCCATTAGCATCTCCTCTGTTATTTTGTCGCTCGGAGTTTTCGCTGAAGCACCTCTATAGAAGTTATCTTGAAGTAGTTTTGATATTGTGGAATCAATTTCATTAAGTCTAGAGGCTAGAGTTGGCGTGTACTTCATGCTCAACGCTATCGTTAGGATTTCCTTCTCTCTGTTTAGACCTTTTACGGCCTCAAGTAGTGCTTCGTTCATTTTTAAGTTTAAGTGAAATAAATCATGTTTGGCACGAACGTCCTATCGTCCTTAATTAGCTTCTTTCTGTGCAATTCGCACTCTAGCCTTTCATTCGAGGCAAGAACCTCATTAAGGGTTGCATGAGTCACACATCCGCAATCAGCTTTTCTCATAAAAGAGTTCAGTTAAATGACTGTGAAACGAACTGCGTACTGCCTACTAAGATTTTACATGCAGCGTCCCACTCTAAGTTTGGAGTCTTTGAAAATCCCTCAACAGTTTCTTCTCCGTTTTGACAGCCCCAAGTGACTAGAAAGGGAATCCCTCCCGATGATTCAGAAAGCCCAGCACAAACCCTGTGCAGAGTCGCTCCTATCTCTTCGAGCTGTTGGTCGGTTAGCGTCATTCAAATTAGTTATACCTCTAGCGTATGATAAAAGAGCCTTGGAGTCAATAGAATCCACCAAAACAACCTTTCGGAAGGCTTGGTAGGCGCATGTTCGTTAGGCTAGGCACCTAATTTGCCCTTCTATTCTACCTAAACTAAGGACGTGGTTCAAGGGAATCATCAAGAGGCCAAACTATTTCTAGCGTAGCCTGTTGGTGAACCCCGTATGTGGAGTTGACGTAAGGTTTTTCTTCCTCTAATATAGAGGTGCATCAGAAAAAACAAGCAAAGTATACCAACTTCTTGTTTTCTGGGCAAGAGGCGTTTTTTTACGCCGTTCCGCACATTCACACTGTAGTACCCAGATCAACAAAAGATACCGCCGTTCGCGTTTCCTTAATTGGAGCGGAGGCGTTGGGAAGTAAGCGCATCATCATGTTTGGGTGTAGCCGTAACGGGCTTCATGTCGTAAAGACTCACCAAATAAAAGCGTTGCTCGATCTATGCCATTAGTTTTTAGATGGACGGATGAAGAGCTGAACATGATTAAAAGTATTGCACTGCTAGGGGGTAAAGACGCACCTGGGCCCCTCTGACCAACGTATTAATGCCACGAGCAACCTTCGACTAAACTACAGTTTCATCCCCCTTGCTAAACTTAAAAATAAGTTGTCTAGCCTATGGGCGGAGTGTGCCTGAGCAACTTAACTCCTCACCTTATGTTTGAGAGCTTAACTCCACTGTGTCGGTACTGTAAAACCTCTGACTTAAAGTACTCATCTTGTGTGTTCTCAGATGGAAACATCCACATCTACTGTTTATGCCAGAAGTGTTTCTCTAGGTACAACGTGAAGCAAGAAGAGGTTCCTAGCACGGTCTTGCGTAACTTACCGATCATGTTTCCTGAGGAACGGGAGGCGGAGCAAATCAAGTATGTGAAGCTCAGGAAAAGATTGCGTAAGGGGCTTGAGCCTATCGTTATTTCACAAGCAACACTTTTATGAAAACTAAGCTACGGTACAAAATCTTCGAACGTGACTCATTTACATGTCAATACTGCGGGAGTAAACCTCCTAATGTTATTCTAGAAGTTGACCATATCATTTCCAGATTTGATGGAGGGGAAGACGACGAGATGAACCTAATTACTTCTTGTTTCGCATGTAATCGGGGCAAGTCCAAGAAGAGCGCAAGCGTTGAAAAAATACGTAAGAAATCCTTTAAGAAAGAACTCGCCATAATTCAAGAAGAGAAGTCGCAATTGTTAGCCTATTATGACTTCAAAAGACAGCGCGCTAAGATAGAAGCCGAGAAGATGGAGATTTTTGACGACGAATGGAACAGACTTTCGGGTGGACATTCCGGTCTTTCGGAGCACGGACTGAAGTCGATAAAACTTTTGATCGAGCGTCACAGTTACACTCCAGACATGATCATAGATGCTATGGAGATTGCTTGGGAGAAGGACTACATCGAAGTTGATGATAAGTTCCGTTACATGTGCGGGGTTTTAAAGAATATGACTCGAAACATTTAATTCCCCCTTGTTTTCTCGTTAGTACTAATGTATGATATAGAGGCTTTAACCACAACGTATGAGGACTTACTCCAGGAAAGCTTACCCCTCAAGGGGACTGGCAAAACATAGGAGCGCTCTATGGGATGGACTAAACGCAGGGAACTGCATAATTTGCGAGGCGACGCTTATAAGAAAAACAAATCCAACGACGGGAATACAGGAACAGTGGAAGCGTTTCTTGAACAGAAAGACTTGTGGGAATGTCTATGATGCAAAAGGCGACAGCGTGGCAGGGGAGTGCTTACAGGCTTATCGCAAGGTATCCGAATATAATGGGAACTGGAAGGAGATAATGCCGAAGTGTATAGAATGTGGACGGAGAATAGGCTATCGGAGTCCAGGCGAACCTACGCCACAAAGATGTGCAAAACACTACAAGGAGTTCATGTCAGATAGTGGCGCATATGTAGAGCTGGCAAAGAAGAATTTAGGCCAGTATGCCTTTCCGAAAGGAGTCTCTTCGGGAGTTCCCTTTAAAAAGGGCCAGGAATCTTGGAGCCGTGGTAAAACTTTTGAACAATTACATGGAAAACGAAAAGCGCATAAACTTAAAGAGAAACTCGCTAACGAAAGGAGGGAAGGGTGGATTTCAGGGAAATACGATGCCGTCAAAAGGGAAAGCGTAGAATGGCACTGCAAAGTTTGTGATAGAACCTTATTCTTAAAGCCATATTATGCAAGGACTAGGCTTACCTGTAGTCTAAGCTGTTCGGGTAAAATTGGCGGTGCGACAAAACGCAAAATTCCCCATAAAGCGACAGACCTTTGACCTACACCCCCGACCAAATACGCACAGCAAAGAAGCTAGTTAGATGGTATAAAACCTTTTCTACACCTGAAGATTCTGCTAGAATAGAAGTAGCTCAACTCCTAAAAAGATACGAGCACAAGAAGATCAAGAACGCTATGAACTCAACGGCTTGTACTTCACCACTCATGCTCAAGAAGATTTTAGAACAACGTGAAACCTTTAAGGACTCTAAGACCTACCTATGAATAAAGAAACCCTGCTCGAAAACCTACACAAACTAGCCAATAAAGCCACTGAGGAAAGACGTGCGCTTAAAACTGGTGAGGATGGTTATGATTATTTATGCGGATATGAGTACGGCCTTGCTTGTGCAATAGGTGAAGTGATACGTGCTAAGCTTTAAAATTACCCCTTGTGCTATTGGGGAGGGCAATGTATGATTCAATAGTCACGGATGGCGGAATAGGTAGACGCATCGGCTGCACGTATAGGCTTAGCGGCTGAAAGTGTGGTGAAGGCAAATGGGGTTCGACTCCCCGTGGACGCTCGGAGAGCTTGCCGTGCAGGTTCAAATCCTGCTCCGTGGCTTCCAAAATAATTACAGGTCGGCAGGTTGCTCGCCTTGCAGCGGTGTCGGTCAATAAAAGCGGGGACAAAGAAAGGTTCATAGCCTCCACAAATATCCGCAAAGGCATTTGGATAACTAACACCACATGAAAAAATACAAACTAGACGAACACTTTAAATACTGAATATGGAACCACTCGAAGAAGCCCTGAAGCTCATAAATCAAAATCATACGATGATGCTGGAGAATAGGAAGCGGCAAAAGGTATTTGCGAAAGATTGGAAAAAACGAGTGAACAACGCTTTCGACAAAAGGGATATAAGGCTCTTATTTACTAACAAGCCTGCCCTATGAATCCTAAACAAATGCTAGAAGCGGTGACTGATTGACTTCGCAAACGCAGTGGTGTACATTACATGCATGGAAGAATACAGGCCTGTTACTGGTTACGAAGGACTATACTCTATCTCAAATTACGGGAAGCTGCTGAGTATGCGCATGAGAAGGCAGATGAAGACATGGAAGAACAACAAAGGGTATGAAACATGCTCCTTGTGTTCTAACGGGGAAGAGCAAAGGTTTTTAGTCCATAGGCTGGTAGCCCAGAGTTTCATCGCCAATCCGCTAAAACTGCCAGTGGTGAATCACAAAGATTTTAATCCAAGTAATAATCATGTCGAAAATCTAGAATGGTGCACCATTTCTTGGAACGCAATGCACGCCTACAAGAACGGACGATTGCCAAAACCTCCTACGCATAGGGGTGAAGAACTTTTGTTCGCAAAAATGACCGAGGCCAAAGTTTTGGAATTAAGGAGGTTGCGCGAGGCAGGGGCGGTTTATACGGAGCTTGCTAGTAAGTTCGGGATACATCTCGCTACAGCACAGAGAATAGCGACCCGTAAGACATGGAAACACATGTGATGAGATCAAACTGGACTCAAGCAGTCCTATCAGAAGACCCACTACTTTACTATTACGAGCGCTTTGCATAAATAACTACATCTGTTAAAATAGAAGAAACAAACTTTATGATTAAATCCACTGCAAGGCAGATAAAGGCTGTTCAGACCCTATCCGAAAGTATCCGAACAGGTGGAACTAAGGGAAAAGCACTATTAGACGCAGGTTACAGCAAAGAGGTATCACTGAAGCCAAAGCTAGTAACAGAGTCAGAAGGCTTTAAAGAAGCTGCTGAACCTTTTGTAAAACAGATGGAGAAAGAGCGCCAAAGACTCATTAACTCGATGATGACGAAGAACCTCGATGAGGTTGGATATGCCGATCACACAAGAGCTTTAGACACTCTAACTAAGAACGTTCAGCTCTTATCTGGTAAACCTACTGAGAGAATAGGAATGTTGTCCAGCTTGTTCGATAGGTCGGAGGAAGAGGAACAATAGCGAAATGATGTTGCATGTTAAAGTAATGTCATGTTAAACTGATGGCATGAAGATATTAAAACCCTCACGTTACGTTAAGCTTAGGTACGGCGAGAAGATTGAGCTGGTAGTAGACGGGCAGAGAAAAGAACAGATTATTCTTTGCAAGAACTTCCCAGTTATGACAATCGATATGAGCAATACTCTGGTGAGAGACTTCCATTATTTTTATAGTAAAGACATTTGGGACGTTGTGATCTTGTTTAAGAAGGTATTTAAGAAGAATTGTACGCATACGACATTAAACAGAGGCGGCTTCCTGAAAGATTTTATTGAAGGGCTAACCAAGCTTAAATGAAAAAGAAACCTCTTCAAGTATATCTACCCGACGAGCTCATTAGCGCTCTTAAAGCTGAGGCCGAAAAGCAGTCACGGTCTAGGAACTCGATGATTGAGTATATTTTGAGAAACTACCTTAGTCAGTGGGTACTTGACCCGAAAGCATTTCAGGACGCTAGAGGGATTATAGTTCAGACTGGGTTTAAAGATGAGAGTGAAAGTATGACAGCGAGTGAATATGCTGCTGCCCTTAGTAAGTATTCTCACACTATCGATGCACTCAAAGAAGCCGCAACGGCTACAGGTACTCGCACGGTCTACGTAGCGGTCTGTGAGAAGTGTAAGAAGGAAAATGAAGTCAGAAAGATGTTTGAGGAAGGAGTTGAGCATGTGATTTGTGAAGAGTGTGCAAAGAAAGCTAAGCTTCTTTTCAATAAACTAGAAAAGCTAACTTAAACATTATGAATGTTACAGAATCGCCAGACCAGAAAAGAGCCTTTGAGTTGATCGAGGGCGTATCTAATGGAGAATCTACCGCCATGCTTTCCGCATATAAATTCACCCTTGAGTCGGGTGAGATCCCAGTGGAAGGTGAGTGGGTTCAGAGTTTTGGCGAAGAAATTGCGGCCTATGCGGAAGAACTCTGGCGCGAAAAGTACAAGCCGTCAGTCATTATATTCCCAGTTAAGTTACCTGAATTGGAATAAACTTGAAAAGCTATGAATACAGTCTTCGACTTTAAAACAGCAGTAGACCTCAATGGGTTTGAACTCTCATGGCTATCCAGTCAACTTGGGATTAGTCGTCAAACTTTGAGTGGATACTACAATGGGAAGATCAAGAATAAGAGGCCAGAGGTAGTAGAAAAGATCCTTAAATGGTTTGAATACCACAGATTCCCAATAAATGAACCAAAATGAAACTATCTAAACCCGAAAAACTATGAGAATGTACGTCAAAATCATAACAGGGTCGTTCTGCGAAAGGGCCGCTCTAGCAAGGAGAATGGTGGATTTTTTCAAAGACATTGTCGCGGGGGTGAGGTACGGGTACCCCTTATGTTGCGTTATAGATTACAGTTTGATCGCTCTAGCTGGGCTGCCGCCTGCTGCAGTGAAAGCTCACTTTGAGCTAAAAGGCAAGAAATGTTTTGACGGGCATGTTTTATGTGAGAGGTGTTACTTAAAGAATCAAATTGATGAACCAAGCTGACATAGACCACCGTATGAAACAAATAGATCAAAAGAGATTTATGGATCTTACTTTTTGTGCGACCTTCTTGTGCTGCGGTACTTGCGATTATTGTGTAGTAAAACTTGCTCGTGATGGGGATTTAAACGAAAGACCTTTAATATTCTGAATGAATCAACAAGACATAGACCTTTACCGAAAGTTCCAGAAGTCACCTATCTTGTTTATCGAGAAAACATGGGGGCTCGTTCCTCAACCTCTCTTGTCTGAATTCGACGGGATGCAAGTGAATCCATCCGAGCTAAAGCATTTCATGTTCGCACCTTTCATTAAGGGCAAGCATCTTACGTGGCAACAGTGGGTACTCTTGCTTTGTATCGAACAATCCATCAGTGGAAAATCAAAGAAGAGAATAGCCATCGAATCAGGACAAGGGACAGGAAAGACAGCGGTGCTTGCGATGGTGATTATCTGGTTTCTGTTCTGTCACAAAGACGCTCGTGTGCCCTGTACAGCTCCAACCGTGGAACAAATGTACGACGCATTATGGCGAGAAGTTTACCTGTGGCTTGATCGTGCCCCAAAAGGAATCAAAGAACTCTTTGAATGGACTTCTGATCTATTGAAAGTCAGAGAACGACCCGAAACATGGTTTGCTCGTGCTCGTACCGCAAGGAAAGAGAAGCCAGAAGCGTTAGCTGGTATTCATGGAGATCATATTCTAGTCGTAGTTGACGAGGCATCTGGAGTTGATGACGAGATCTTTAGAATCGCTGAAGGTATGCTCACAGGTGGGAATGTAATCTTCATCATGTTCTCTCAGCACCAAAGACTATTTGGCTACTTTCACTCAGCTTTCACATCTGACAAAGAGGCTTATCAAACCCTTTCCTTCAACTCCCTTGAATCTCCTGTTGTGGACAAGAAATTCACGGAACGCATAGCGGAGAAATACGGAACGGATAGCGACGTGTGGCGGATTCAAGTTCTAGGCCAAGCGCCTAAAGCGGATGCAGTAGACGAAAAGGGTTACGTCCCCCTTCTGAATGACGAGGACATTAGGGTAGGCCCAGACGTTCCATTGGTCGGACAGAAGCGATTAGGGATTGATCCTAGTGGTGAGGGGTCAGACACAACGGAATGGACTGAGAGGGATTCTTACAAGGCAAAGAACTGTTTGACTGAGAAAATATCTAACTCACTTTCAATTGCAGCGAAGACGCAAGCACTCATGGACCTTGATAA